CTCAAACTCAAATTCCTGAATACAGCAACCATCCTGAGTCGTATATTGAAACCGTTCAGGGCAGTCTTTCAGAACTTCCTGAGAGTTCTACATACACAAAATATATTATGAGGCAATATAGACCTGATAATACTAGGGATAACACAATAAATATTTCTTTATCATGTACTCCTGTTGATTCTGGTTGTACTCACTTTGCTTGTGCTCCACCAGGAGCACCAGGAAATTCGACTGTAAATTATGATGAAGATGACCCCAACAATCCTGGTCAAACTATTTCAGTTTCATATACTCGGTCATGTACCGTTTCTGGATTATTGGGAACTGGATGTAAAGAATGGTCTGTATCTGGAAGTATGAAAATATTTAATGATCTAACTCGTACTGCAGAATCTGTTTCTCAAGCAGCTGCAGCATATGGAAACCCGTTTTAAGTAGGTTATATGGCATTTGTATTAGCATCTGGTGGTATGGGCGCTGCTCTGTATATGGGAAACTGTACAGGGCATGGTACTGGTGTTGGAGGGTCTTTTCAACCTGGTCATGGTGGGGGAATGGTTCCTGGATGTCCACATAGTCCAATGGACCCTCGTATTAGCATCAAACCCGTAAAGGTTAATAATGCAACAGCGATTTGGCCACCAATGGCACAACTTCCTGCAGCAGTCCCAGGTGCTCTTGCAGCGAGAGTTCTGATTAATAAGAAGATTCCTATTGTAGACCAAGATATCTTGACTCCACACCCCACTCCAACAATATACACGACATCCTCTGTTGGTGATAAGTGTGCAGTAACCTTGTCAACCCCAGCATTCTGGTGTACAATAGGTGCTGTTGGAGGAAGAGAAGCTCCAGCAGGACATCCAAGAAAACTTGTAGCTACGTCTAAAACAGTTTTTATTGGTAAAAAGAGAGCTGGACGTTTTGCAGATCCTCTTGGTGATGGAACTCCAGCATTTCCCTGCTTATCTCTTGTTTCTGGCTCGAGTCCAAATGTTTTTGTAGGAATTTAATTATGGCAGCACGCTCAAAATCTCTTAGTGGTGGTAAACTCATTGAGACGAAACCAAAAAAGACACGCCAGGGTGCAGGACAGCATACGAAGTATGCTGCTACTTCTCGCAACAATGCTAAAAAGCGTTATCGTGGTCAAGGGCGATAAATAACACTAGGGATAGTAACCCCTTTAAAAGTTCTGGTTCACCAGAATTTACTAAAATGGCAAACAATCCCATTCCTGATAATGTTCCTGATATGATGGAAAAGGATTTTGGTACAGTTGTACTAATCACAGATCCTCGTTCTGATGTGTACTTAAACAAGTATAGGAAAAACAACCCACCCCCAGATAGAAACTCTAAATGGTGTGGTGGAAAAGATGGATTTGACGATTACGTAGAAAGATGGCCTTAAAATCAATAACAGGAAAGCAATTTAAAAAGTCCAGAACATTTCTGGACTTAAATGTTGCTTTAACTAGAAACCCCTTCACGGATGATGTTTCTACGGTTAAGAACGATAATGCCATTAAACAAGCAGTTAAGAATTTAGTTTTGACTACACCTGGAGAAAAACCTTTTCAACCTCTTATTGGGTCTAGAGTAAATAATTTATTGTTTGAACCTTTAGATGCATTTACTGCAGATGCAATTCGTGATGAAATCATAAATACCATTAATCAGTATGAACCCAGGGTAGAACTGACTGAAGTTTCTGTTGAACCGATATATGAAGGCAACAAATTTTCTATTGAAGTAGAATACAGAATCGTCGGATTACCTGTTGTTGAAACAATTTCGTTTGTTTTACAGAGACCCGAATAATGCAACCTAATAACCTAACAGCATTAGATTTTGAGGATATTAAATCTTCTATTAAATCTTATTTGAGAACTCGTACAGAATTCTCGGATTATGATTTTGATGGGTCTTCGCTATCTTATCTTGTAGATATGCTAGCGTATAACACATATTATACTTCTTTTAATGCTAATATGGCGTTGAATGAGGCATTTATCGCTTCATCAACAATGAGAGATAATGTTGTTAATATTGCAAAACTTTTAAACTACGTACCTCGTTCAATTAATGCTTCTAAAGCATGTATTAAGTTGACCGTTACCACCTCTGCTGTAAATGGTGTATATCCAAGTACACTTACTCTTAAGAAAGGTCCTGTTTGTTCAGGTGGTAATTATATTTGGAATATTCTGCAAGATAGAACTGTCAATGTAAATGCTACGACAGGAGTAGCAGAATTTGACAATATGTTAATCTACGAAGGATCTTTAATTAATTATTCATATGTTGTAAACACTTTTGCTAGACAAGTGTATACAATTCCTTCAGAAGATGCTGATATTTCTACACTTAGAGTTAGTGTAAAGGCAAATGAATCTTCTACAACTTCTGATGCATATAACCTTGCTGAAACTGTAACTGGATTAACTGCAACTTCCCGAGCATATTTTCTTTCTGAAGGTGAAGATATGCGATATGAAGTCAAATTTGGTGATGACAGCGTTGGAAGAGCACTAAAAGATGGTGAAGTTGTTAATTTTGAATATCTTGTAACTAGCGGACCAGAAGCTAATAATGTTCAGGCTTTCTCCTTTAACGGAAGAATGATGGATAGTAATGGTTCTAGTTATTCTTTGAGTAGTGGTTTTATAACTGTAAAAGACAAGTCGCAATTGGGAGATGTTGCTGAAACAGTTGAATCCATTAAATATAATGCTCCAAGATACTATTCAGCGCAGTATAGAGCCGTAACTGCACAAGACTATGCAATTATTACTAAAAATATTTACGATAACGCAGATTCTGTAGTTGCATATGGTGGTGATATTTTAAATCCCCCGATTTACGGAAAGGTCTATATTGCAATTAAGACAAAAACTGGTTCATTATTGAATGATACTACAAAAAAAGAAATCTCAAATGATTTGAGAAAGTATGCAATGGCATCAATTGATCCAGTAATTGTTGACCCAGATGATATTTACATCTATACAAAAATCTTTGCGTTATATGATACTGGATGCGGTTCAAATACTACTGAAATTTCTGCAGACATTCAGGCTAGTGTTGGGCAATGGGCAAGTCAGACTCAAATCAATAATTTCAACTCAACTTTTAAAGCGCAAGAACTAGAAAAGGCAATTCTATTATCTAATAGTTGTATTTCTGATGTTTCACTTCAAACATCAATTCTAAAGTATATTAACCCAATCTCAGGACAAACTAACACATATTGTGTTTCTACAGGTTCTAACTTGTATGATAGTGCTCCTGGTTCTGACGGTTCTGATGGTTGTAAAAAGGAACCTGTTATTTTATCGGGAACATTTAGAACGTTTGATAGACCAGGAATCGATCAACAATTTGAAGATGATGGATATGGCAACCTTAGAACGTTTTATAATACTGGTACAAAAAAAGTTTATACTAATAATTCTGCAGGAACTGTCAATTATGAAACAGGCGAAATTTGTTTTGGTCCTGTAAATATCATTGGTGCTGGAGTAAACATTGTTGCTGATGTGAATTTAAATATTACTGATGCTGTTAGTGGTAGTGGAAGTGTTGTTGATGGAACAACTCTTCCTACTGATATTAGTATTCCCGTATTGTTCATTCCTGCTAATAACTCTAGTATTCCAGCAACGACACCTGGAACGATTATTAATGTCGTATCTCCTGAAATTACAGTTAGCCCAATTGGTACAATTCCACCCCCCACAATCCCTCTAAATAGTTTGACACCAACCGTTTTCAACCAGACGCCAACGTTGGTTGAAATCACTCCAATTACAAATGGTGGTTCACTCAATACTTCTAGTTGTTTTTAATTAGATGAACATTAATAAAGTCTCGCAGTCAATCAGGGCAAACACTCCCGATTTTTTCGGAACCGAGTACCCTCTTTTCAATAAGTTTATTGAGTACTACTATAGGTCTCAAGAAAAGACTGGATTGGGTCAAAATATTATCAATAACTTTCTTCAATATTTGGATATTGATAAACTTGACATTGGGATTCTTGATGGTGCAACTAAAATTGTTGAAAGTGTAGATCCAACCGATGATGTAATCGTTGTAGAAAGTATTGAGCAATTTTTAGAAGAGAATGGTAGTATCTTAATTGGCGATGAGGTAATTTACTATGAAAGTACAACTTCTGCACCAAATATTGCGTTAAGTCCTGGTATTGCGTATGAGCAAGTACGAGTAAAGTGGAGAACTTTATCAAATCTGATTGATAGTTTTGATGGTACTCAAACATCATTTCAACTTGTTTCTCAAGATATTCCAATTTCAGTTCCATCAGCTCAGCATTTGGTTGTTAGCAATTATGGTGAAGTTTTAATTCCAAATATTGATTATGTTATTGATGGCACAAACATTGTATTTACCACTCCTCCGAGAGAAAGAATACCTGCTGATGATAACGCAGCAACATACATTTACTATTTGAGTGGATTTATTGAAAATCCTATTGTTGGGATTGATAATTTATCAAACGCTTTTGGTAATG